ATGCACTCCCGTACCTTGTGTGACTAAAACTCCTCCTGCTGCATAGGCTGAATCGTAAACCCGAACAAAATCTGCAGCAGTTGTAGCTAAATCAAAATCAAAATGAAGTTCTTTTAAAACAGCATCACAAGTGATTTGCAACCATCCACTCGTCCCTGATAATGTTATTATATCTATTCGAGCAACAGGGGAAATTGCAGATTGCTCGTCTGATCTTGTCCCTGCAAACGTCCCACTTATGGCAGCAGCAATACTTAAAGGAACTCCTACTTCACTAATAAAATCAATATAAGAAGTGCCATCATACAGAGTTACTCCTGCTGCTGCAAAATCCTCAGAATACGTACTTATAAATAATCCTATAGCAGCTTCAATAGACGTCACATAAGTAATGGTTCCAGAAACTCCATTACAGGAAAGTGTAGAAGATCCACTGGAACCTGTCATTGTAATCCTGTCTATTTCGGATTGTCCGGTAACATTAGCTTGTGTATTAACCACCGTTCCAGCTAAATCACCTACTCCTGAATTAACAGCTTGAAAAATAGAGTCAACTGCTTTGAATTTTGCTCCCCCAGTTCTATCCACTTCAAAATATTTAGAACGTATAGATCCGTTAGAAGCAAGTGTGATTCCACTGGTTGTATATCCTGCAGATGTTTTCTTTGTTCCTGTATAGATTGCATCGGAATCTATATTCCAGCCTCCTATTTGTCCGTCTGTAGCCTTAATACTTCCACTAAGATAAACGTTCTCTGACCAAAGGCCATATCCTGATAAAGCTCCAAATAAAGGGTCTGTAATACCAGTAAGTTTGCCTAACCTTGCTTTTATATGACCTGTAAACGTCTCATCAGTGACACCATCCATCACATCAAGATAAGGAGCATTAGAATCACTTGCTGTAAGATAAATAGAACCTTGTCTTGTATTATCCGTGGAATTACCTATACGAACCAAGTCATCTCCTATATCAGGAACAGACCCAGAATCCCCATCTATCATTTCTGCATAGATATAATATGATTGAACGTCAAGGACTTCTACGGTATAATATTTTACTCCTCTTCCTGTCCACTTTTGACAACGGAGAATATCATTTAAAGCAAAAGCAACAGGAATATTACCATCGTCTGTATCAAAGTAAATAAGATACCCTATAGATTCTGCCTCTACATCAGATACTTTCATAGAGTCAGTCACCCAAAGAGCACCATTTGTACATCTTATCTGATTAATGATTAATTCATAAACAGACATTGATCGACGAACAATCAAGTCATCGACTTCCAATTTATGTTTTCCACCGGAAGTAGCAAGTCTCCATCCTGCCCCAACGAATCCTGATGTATATGAGACGGTACCTACATTTGCAGCAGTATATAAATCGTTTACAAATCTCCCTGAGCCATTAACATCCAATGTATAATCTGGAGAAGCATCTTTAATACCCACCTTACCATCTGCTAAAATATTAAAAGCATATCCTCCTCCGCCATCAAAATACCATCCAATTCCACCAGCAATAGAATCGAGTTCCCACTTTCTCGTACCACCAGCAGAATTATATGATCTTAATACACCATTGTCAGCATCTGATAGATTGTCAAGCACTCCTTGGGTAGTAATTTTTAATTTTTTGCCTCCGCCCCATAAATAATACATATTATCATCTTCATACATCCAAATTGCATCATAAGAGCTTCCAGCAGTATCATTAAAAACTAAAGAGGGATTATTTTTGGATATTGTAAGATCCCCTCCAAAAGTTCCTCCTAAACCATATATTGTTCCATTAACATTCAATCTATATCCTGCCAATGTTGCTGTATTTATTCCAACACCAGCCCCGTTATCAAATATCTGGGAATTTCCTAAACCATTAGCAGCAGTGTATTTTGAAAGATAATTAATGGTGCCTGTGCCTCCTATTTTTTCAGCGTCAAGTTCTTCAATGGCTGCTTGGACAGTAGTTGCAACTAAAGAGCCGACAGAAATAGGATCATATGTTATATAATTGGCAGGATAATCTCCATAAGCAGCAGTAACAGCCCCTGCACGGCCATAGATACTGGAAACTCCTGATACGATGGTTCCTCCTCCTATGATAGACATATAGGAATTGCCAGAACTATCTTTCTTACTAACTCTCCGTTTTGTTACTGTTATACTCATATCATACAATTATTTCTCCGTCATCTGCTACAACCTCCAAAGCAGTAATATCATATTGCATATTATTCAAGTCAAGATCAAATCCCATAATCACAAAATCTGCCGTTACAGAATCCCTTGTAAAATGAGCGTCTTGTAAAATATCCATTGGTTTAAGAAGCTCAGTGCATTTTATAGTAGCCTCCAGCATTCTTCTCGGTTTGCGAAATTGCTGGAAAAGGGATTCTAAATACAATTCCTGTAATGGTAATTCTCTATCTATACTTTCTCTGGTTCTTGCATCTGTCCATAATGTGCTTGCCTTACCAGGAATATCGTCATAGGAGGCTGAGTCAATCATCATCAAATTGGTCAGAGTATAAATTATTGTATCGAAAAGATAGATTGTCTCTTTTAACGTATTAAGGTAATTTAAAGATGTTGCTCCGTTGAGTTCTATATCATCTCCTTCTTCAACTTCCTGTGTAACTTTTATCTTGCAATAGGTCGGATCTAATAACGAATATTCATGAGTAGTATTGTCCCACATATAATAATAGGCATCCATTAATCTAATCTCAAGAATATGCCAACCATCCCCGTCTAAATCTGAAATATCGACATCAAAAGACATTTCCCAGTAATAATATCCTCCTTCTTCATCATAAATATAACTACCGACATCCCATACACTACCGCTATTTAAATTAAGTGCCCCTGTGTTCCAATTATTACCTGCATTCTCATCATAATTAATCTGCTCAGGACTTGGAGAATGATCCCAATCAATAATATTAAATACAAACTTTGTCCCAACAAGGGACTTTCCTGTTTCTGCAATAATATCTAATTCATCCTGACAGAGCTTTCTCCTGGCGGTAAAAGAGAAAGATTGCAAATCCCCTCCTTTATAAACATATATTTTTGCGTAAATGCCTCGAAAAAGAGTAGACCCGTCTGAGTTATATGTTACATCCCCATCTCCTATCGTAATTGTCCCGGTAGAGTCATAAAACCATTTTCCGATTGTATTATTTCCTTCAACACTATATGATTTGGAAGTAGCATCTATAAAAGATTCATTCAACATATTATGTCTACTATTAACATTACAAGTAAGAGTGATATTTTTGTATCCTTCTTGGTACTTCATTCTCTGAGATAAATCAACATATTCAAAATCTTTTGCCTGTTTATTTATTGTCAAAGGTGTTACAACAGATGTTGTATAAGAGTAATTATCATCTGGTAAAGGATCAAAAATAACATAAGTTCTTGGAGAAGTATAATCAAACAATCTTTCAATAAACCATTTGCTGTCATATTGATAGACATACATTGTAAACGGTTTAAGAATTTTATTAATAGCAGTCAGCAAATCATCGTATGTTAGATCCTCATCACAGAACAAATACTTATTGATATATGTGTCATGAAATAAAATCGATTGAGTGCTTCCTACCGCATATAAAGAAGTATTGACGTAGATATCACATTCCATCCCTGTCTTTAATAAAATAGGAGAGATATAAGCTATGATCTTATTTACCATTGCTCCTTTGTAACAAGCTATGTCGTCTTCTACGGGCTTGGAAATATGCTCCAATAAAGATAATTGATTACTTGCTTTTAGATTAATCTCACTATATGGATGAGCACTCTGCTCCTGCTCTTCTGCTAAAAGAAAACCTGTAAAGATAGTTGTAATAATACTTCCTTTTGTATATGTTGCTTCCACATACCATTCTCTGTTCTGACAAATAAGAAGTTCATCAAGGTCTTCCCAGTCCTCTTCCTGATTCATTACAATCCATTCAAGACCAGCCCCAATAACAGGCTCAAAAAATCCTTTATAATTCTGAATCAAAGAAGCTTCTTTACACCTCAAGAAAGAAGATGTCCCGGAATAATCCTTTAACTGGAGGCTGATTCTTATTTCGTCTCCGGATATATTATAGAATAAGCAGTAATATTTTTCTTCGTATCCAGTCATCTTAGTATTTTTTCTTTGTCCTTACTCTTGTATCGTAAGCTGTTACAATCTGATCATTAGATATCCTGCTATCCCCATGAATGTAAATATCGAAATAGCCTCCTTGTCCTCCTTGGGACTCATCTAACTTCCCCGGAGGTATAACTCTTTCCCCAGATGTCAGTAAGGCAGGATATGTATCATTTGGATATCCTCCCGGGACAATACCTCCGTTTGCCATTTTAGGAATAGAAAGCAATGCCGCCATAATAGAAGCAACTGCTGCCACTGCCAATATAGGACCTACATATGGAATGTTAGCCACAGAACTTGCTCCCCCAGCAGCAGCAGCTCCAGCAGAAGCATTTGCTTTGGTAATCTCAGCAGCCGTAACCGCTCCCAAAGGACCTAACAATGCTGTTAAAGACACGCTTTGAACGGCGTTTGCTGTTGCCTCCTTTAAAGCAGCCTGTGCATTTGCTTCCTTTAGTGCTTTCAAGGCAGCAAACATTGCGATTATCTCTGGCAAGCGTTTTAATACATCTCCTGCCCAAGCAAAAAACTTTCCAGCAGACCCTTCAATGGATGATCCTAAATCACTAAAAGCATTAGACAAATTCCCAATAGCATCTTTTGCAACATCACTGATTAACTTTGCTGACTTTAATTGATCTGATAGTTCTTTATATTTAGATTGTAATTGATCCATTGTGTCCAGAGCTGCTTGATTGCCGGTTTTGTACAAATCCATATCGTACAATTCCTCAATAGCTTTTCTGTAAACATCAACCTGAGAAGAAAGAACATCATAACTATCTCCTACCATGGAATTCATGAAAGCTTGTTTTGAGAGTTCTTTCTCTAAATCCCCCATGAAAGCAGATCCTCCTGTCCCGGCACTATAGGAAGAAGTTCTCATAAAGAATTTCTGATAGTCTACAGGTGTATTTTCTTGAGCAAGCTGTAAACGAGCCTGCCTTCCCATTTCTTTTGTTTGCTCTTTTAATTCTTTATTATATTCCTCAAGAGCGGAATGAGCTTTTTCTATTCTTTTTAATTCCTCTTCCGCAAGTAACAGTATCTGATCTTTAAAAGCGATCTGCTCCTCTAAGGTGTCCCCTATACTATTTTCATTCAATAATAATTGGTTCAAGGTTCCTAATGTCTCTCTTTTAAGTTGTTGAATAATGAGCACTTTTTGAGTCTCAGCATCCATCATTCTTTGTAAAGACTTTTGTCCTCCTAAAAGCTTATCAAGTCCTTTTTTTAGATTTTTTTGAATCTCGTATTGCTTATATTTTGCTTTAGCGGCGGCTTCCTCTTGGATGAGCACTTCTTGTAAATTAGACAATTCTTCAACAGACATCGTTGAAATATTACCAGAAGTTAGTCCACTTAATTTAGTTAACTCTCCATTTGCCTTAACGGCCGCTAAATAAAATGAATCGTATTCTTTTGCCAACTCATGCATCTTTTTAATATGCTTACTTACGGCAACTGTGACTCCTACAACAGCTGCTCCAGCCAAGACCCAAGGATTAAGAAGAAATCTGGATAATGTCTTTGTCAATGCGGCATTTGCTGTCATAGCAGCCTTCATTCCTCCAAAAGAACCTGTTAAACCACGAATAACATTAGTCAAGAATATCCCACCTGTTGCTAACTTAGTAAATACGGTTACTAAACCTGATAAGGAATACATAAGAACACTTATCACAAGAGAAGCCGGTCCTATTAATGCCACAAAAGCTGTAAATACAATCAAATGTTTCTTTTGTGCTTCTGAGAGAGAGTTGAACCATTTTGTGATATTGGAAATCATCTTGGTTAATTTCTCAAGATACGGAAGCAGTTCTGTTGCGAGAGACTTACCTAAAGTAATCATAGACACATTAATAGAGGATATTGCAGCATCGTATCTTACTTTGATTGTATCTGCTACTGCTGCCCATGCTTTACCTAAAGAACCGGTTGAGGCAGTGACGCGCTTCATTAATTCTGTATTATACTGGAAATTCTTCCCTGCTAAAGACAAGTATCCCGTTAATGCCCTAATATTAGGAAGCACATCACTAAGGATTTCATCCCCGTACTTTGTCTGAATATCTCTCAATTTCTGCATTAGAGGAATAACACCTTGCTCACTTAATATCTTCCTTAACTGAGCGTAAGATGTCCCTACAGAATTAAGAGCCTTTTCCCCTTGTGTAGATGCTGTAAGTAAGGAATTAAACACTCCTTTAAGATAGACAGCAGCATTGGCAGAAGAAGCTCCTGTCAATGTTATTGCCGCCATACCTCCTGCTACCTGATCAAAAGATACTCCCAACTGAGCAGCTATTGGAATGATTTGTCCCAGGGCTGTTGAAAACCCTGCTGCTTCAGCCTTACCTTCTCTTACAGCCGCTACCATAACGTCTGTGGCGTATGCTGCCGTTAATCCCGTTCCACGATAAGCCTTAAGGGCTGAGGTGAGAACATTTGCCATCTGTTGTGTATCACCCATTCCGGCAGTAGCAGCCTTAGCAGATAACTTCAAAACATCCATTGCCTGTGCTCCTTTTATTCCAGAGGAGGATATAAAATACAAGGCTTCTGCTAACTCTTGTGGCTTCCTGGCCAATCCAGGAGCCATATTTAAAATAGAATCACTCCACTGATTAACAGCTCCTTGAGCTTCCCCTGTTAACCCTACAATCTTTTGCATGGAGTACTCGTAATCAGAGGCCATTTTTAAAGCAGCTTTACCGGCCATCACTATAGGAACAGTTAATGTAGCAGTAGCCAAATAGCCGAATGTACGTAGACGCTGGGCAGAAGCATTAATAGACTTTGTTGTCGTTTTTTCAAAATCCAACATAGCTACTCTTGCCCTGTCAAGCCCTGCTGTATCACATCCCATTGTTACTATTAACTGTCCTATATTCATGGCTTCTTGTCTTTATGAAGTTTTTTCTTTCTTGCTTCCTCTTTTTCAACTCTTCTATTCTGGGATGATGCAAAAGACATAAGAAAATGCTTAATTGATTCTATATTCTTTTGTCTTGATTCCTCTTCTGCTGCTTCTCCCCATTTGAATTCGTACTCACTTGGTAGTGTTAATTTTGCCCCTGTCTTTCCGTAAACTTGAATAAAAAGATTTGTAATTAAGGACGACAAATAAGATATTCTGTAATCTGCTCTATCTTCTCCGATCGGATAAATCCTATCGAATGCTTGCCATTCTGATATTTGGAGAGAAGTTAAACCTGTTGTATGCTTTCTAAAAATAGGTATTCCAAATAAAGAATAAACAGCAACTTCTCCTCCTAACAACACGTCAGGATGAACAATTCCTAACGCTCTGCAGAGCCGGAATTGAAACTGCCGTCCGGGGCGGCATCTGAGTTTTTTACCAGATCCTCTTTATCTTCGTCTGTTATTTTGTTCAGTTTCTGAGCTGCGTCTGCTATGGTAGATAATCTCGCTGCTCCCATATTTATACTGAGGGTTGGAGCATCGGCAGATGTAAGAAGAAGATTACCGTCTTCATCACAAGCAGTCATTACAACGATCTTAGCGCGGAAATCCTCAAGATTGACTTCATAGTCACTTGGTTTGCCTTGACTGGCAACTTTCTTTAAAGAAGAGCGTTCAAACATCTCTCTCTGTCTTCCGGTCATTTCTTTAACGAATACATATTCGTCATTACCTAAATCTACTTTTTCAATTACCAGCTTCTGTTTTGCCAGCAATTCTTTTTTTCCTAAAAGTCCCATGATTAGTTCTCTTTATTAATTAATACTAAAAAATAAATCCTTGATTAGGATTCTGATATTATCCAAGTAAACTGGAATTTGCTCCTGAGTTTACAGTTACTTTGCCGCTGACTTTTATTGTGCAGTCTGCTGTAATCTTGTCATCTATTGGAACACCTAATCCCAATTCTGTAACCAGACCAATAAACTCAAATGTTGTGTCTTCTGTGTCTGGTAGA